TGTTACGAAGCCATGTAAAAGCTGCTTCCTGTTGATCTTTTGGAATAGAGGCACCGTAGATTTTTTTGATCTCTACTGCTTCGCCATCTTTCAGCTTTAATTTTGTAATCTGCATATCATCCATCATTGCAGGTATCTCTACAGATGAAACTACTTTTGCTTTCTCTTTTAATTTTTTAAGAGACTCTTCTGCATTTGCAATTTCATCTTCTAAATCTTTTAGTTCTAAAACTTTATCTGACAATCGTTTAGCGGAATCTATCTGCTCAAC